ATCCATCTCGCCAGCACGACCCGTCAAAGCCCACCAAGTCTTGCGAATTTCTCGCTTAATATCTGCCTCAGCTTTGGCGTGTTCTTCGTAGAACGAATTAATCCCTAAGTCCAGAATATCTGGGACGATGTCGGATAAATCATTGTCAGTAGAAAATGCCATTACCATTTCACCTTAGCAGACCACCATGCCGCAGACATCTTGCCTTTGGCTATGTTCTTTTTATGCCTTGCATACCACGCCTTACGGGTATCCTTAGCTTTTTGGCTCTCCCCCTTTCGAGGTGGATAAGTTTTAGCCCCTTGTGATCCGAATCGGATTGTCTTTTCCTTGCCGCCTTCGCAAGCCTTCACCATGTGGGACTTGGTTGGGTGATTAGGAGTCCTAATCGGTTTATTACACTTAAGAGGTTTCTTAGCCATGAGAAAAAGCCCCCCGAAGGGGGCTAATCAGTCCTTACAGACCTGCGTCAAAGTACATCTCAACGCCGTAAGAGTCATCCAACTCGCCTACACCGTAGACAGCAGTCGCATTCAACTCAAACGCACGATTAGATGCATCACGCTGTGGCTCGATAGAGAAGTCACGCTTCATCGCTACTGCGATAGCCTCTGGAGCGAAGATCGCGCCTTTAGCATCGCCTGAACCATCAACAGTTACGTTAGCTGATTCAAAGATGTCGATACCTGCGATAGTACCTACATAGCCGTTACGCATAGCTTCGTTCTGAAGATCACCGCCGTTAGGGTTAGCGAAGGTGTTAGTCAGGTTAGCTTTCAAAGCGTAAGTCTGATATGGGTGGAATACACCAACCAAACGACCAGGAGCTTTGTTAGCACGAAGGGTAGCAGCAGCTTGGAACAAGTAAGCAGCAGTCAACTCAGTAGTGGTAGCACCCAAAGAAGTTGAGAAGCCATCGAACAATGCGATGATGTCTTTGTCCATCTTGGTAGCGATTGCATTACCCAAAACAGTACCTAGCTCATCAGCAGGGTTACCAGCACCCATTGCAGCCATGTCAGTCAACAATACCTGTGCGCCAACCTCGCCAACAGTGATAGACACTGAAGAAGTTGAAACAGTGGTAGATGACATATCAGTGCCTTCAGTAAGGTCACCGGCAGCGATTGCAGGATACTTAGGTACTTGAACAGTAACGCCAGGTTGAGCGTCAATGTTGTACATAGTAACCAAGTTACGCATCAAAGATTGCTCTTCAGCAGTGAAACGTGCCTGAGCGATAATATTGACGAATAAGTCGTCAAGAGTTGAAGTAGTAGTTGCAGCCATTGGTTTCTCCTCTCAGTTGCAAACAATAAATTAATTACCGTTTGCCCTTAGTTGCGGCAAACGCTTCGCGACCTCCGGTTTCCCAGTTCGCGACCATATCTGCCACAGACATAGGCTTCTGTGTCGAGCCACCTGCTGCACCTTTTGAACCTGCCCCACTTGGTGTGGCGTGTTGAAAATGCGGATTCGCAGTAACGAACTCTTTAGCCAATTCACGAATTGACATCAAAGTTCCTTCGTCAGTATAGCGAGGAGTACCTGAATCATCAAGAACCTCTACACTACCGTCCTCTGCAAGTCTAACGCTATTTTTCAATAACGCAACGACTTGATTAGGATTGATGGCATTAACCTCACTAGCGGCTTGCATCAAAGCACCATCAACCTGAATTTCTTGTAGCTTGGATTTGTACTGGCTGATCTCTTGATTCTTCTTCTCAACCGTTGACTGAAGTACCTTCTCGAACTCACCTTTTTCCTTTTGGCGTTCGATCTCAGCAGCTTCTTTTTCTTCCATTAGCCTACGAGCTTCATCGATATCGATTCCTTCCATCTTCTTCTCGTACTTCTTACGCTCACGCATTAAACGCTGTTCGATCAATCGCTCAACGTCTGACTGTGTGAATGTCTTTTCAGTTTCAACCTCTACTGGAGTTTCTACTGTTTCTTCTACCGTGTTTTCCATGTTTTCGCTCATGTATGCGTACCTCTAACGAGTTATTTACGTTTGGGCTTCCACCCTGTTTTACGGAGAGTGCCGTAAACATAGGCATCACAGCGTTCACTGCTAAACCCTTTCTTACGACACATCTTGCGTA